ACGCAGACCGTCAACAGCGGCTTGGTCCTCAGGAGCAACTTGGCCGTTAACCATACGAACAGTGAAGCGATAAGCAGAAGTGCGAGTCATAGGATGGTTCCTTTCCTTTTCCTATTGTCAATCTATACTGATTCTAAACGAATGTCAATAGTTAAGAAGCGAAGTTGCGGTCCTGAAGACCAACTTTTTTCGCACCCTTTGCCCAGGCGCCCGACTTACCGCGCCAGGTCTTAAACCGCTTGCGAGACGGCGAGAGAACTTTTACCTCACCGCCGTTAGCGGCGAAATTTGCGACGAGCTTTGCGATGTCAGTTTTAGTCATAGTTGTTCTCCTCTCGTTATAGATATAGAATATCTGATTCGGGAGGAGATGTCAACCATTAAATGAGAACATTTGGAAGGTGGCCATGATTTCCTTCATGAGATGGAGCTTGCCAACCCTCAGGCTTGAGCAGATCCGGCAATCCAAAAGGATTCGGGCGCCCAGGCTTGACACCAGGAGACTTAGACATGTTTGCTTCGTATACTTTATCCCAAGCAGCCTTTGCATCAACACCAAACACGTCGAGAGTACCGAGTGCAAAGACAACGAGATCGATGAGACCGTCGACTACCTCTTCAGAATCTTTTGCGGCGTATGCAGCGACCGTTTCGTCAAGTTCTTCCTTGCACATAGAGAGACGGAACTCAAGATACTTGTCCATCAGATCTTTGTCGTGCTTGTTCTTTTCGAACCACTCGTGCACTCCAAACTTGTTGTGCATCATATACATGTCATGGATAAGGTCAGCTGACATATTTAACTCCTTCAGATTTCAAACAGGCTTCGATAGAAGTGATCTCATCTTTAATTGATAGCTTAATTCGCTTTTGAGTGTTGATCATTTCTTCAGGAGCTTTCTCTCCTTCCAATGCTTCAACCAAGTTATGTACTGCAGTATGCTTTTCTTTTAGAGACGCTAGTCTTTCTAGTCTGGTCTTTGGATCCATTCTAATCTCCCCCTTGTTAGTTGATAATTCTTTATACCATAATATTTCAAAATGTCAATCACATAAAAAACGATTCGAGACTCGCAACCTTCTTGGATCTCCAACCGATCGCTTCAAGAATGCTTTCGATAGGTCCCAAGAAAACTTTTTCAAACTGAGTGTTATAGTCAATGTACTTGTCCACGTTGAGTTCCTTTGGAAGAACGTTAGGAAACGAGATTACATTTTCTTTAATCGGGTTTGGTATATTGAGATACACGATCTTAATCTTGTCACCACCACGGATCAGCTGATACCTATTCTCTAGCTTGTTTTCCTTCAAAGCTTTGTTGTATAGGATCGAACCACGAACGTGCATTGGGCAACCTCTTTTGTAGTCATTGCCTACCATGTACTTTTCAATATCGTCGGTACCAGAGATCTTTGCGATGTCTTCAGCCGGAAGATTAAAGAACTCTTCTCGGAAATCTTCGATGAAGATTTGCACGTCGGACTCTGAGCCGTTCATAATCACCTCGAACGACTTTTTCATCTTCTCACGGCAAACTTCAGGAGTCGACGAACGAACCGACTCGATACCGGTAACACTGATCTTTGGCTTTGCGTAGTGAACACCTTCAGAGTTGAGAACGTTCATAATGTATCGCTTTTTGGCGACGAACACAGACTTATCTGTAATCTTTTCGCGTTTCATAACCATCGCGTTACGGCAAGCACCCATCTTTTTTGCGAGGTTCTCGTATCCGAGAGCGATGACCGCCTCGAGCTTTTCCTTACATACGTTGTCAAGGAATTCTTCACCGGTCTTTCGATCGATGTCTGTTGTTCCGAACACTGCCTGGATAAGAGGACCAAAGTTCACGTAGATGGAGTCGGTATCGATATAGACGATGTAGTCTACATCGGTCGTCTTTAGTACTTTATTGAGATATTTGTTGACAGATTTTTCGGCATAACGAATTGACAGTTGACCTGAAGTGGTAATCGCTTCTGCCATCTCGCCGATATAGTAAAGGAAGTAGACGTTTGCGGTCGCACCATATAGAGAGTTCATAGCAATCTTAATCGCCATCTGAGAGTTATGCAGCTGAGTCATCTGCTTCTTCAGATCCTTCTTTTTGTCCGGATCCTTCTCGTTTTCCATGGCTTGTTCAACAGCAAGCATTTCTTTCTTGATCTTTGAACGATTGCCATAGTACTCGTCAATGATCTCAGGAATTACACCTTTTACTTTATTGGTAAAGCAGACGCCATTTGCGCATGCAGAATATTCGGTGTCTGTGTTTTCAAACTGATCGTTAAGAACCATGTCTTGTGTAACATAGACTCTCTTATCTTGCATATGAGTCTCAGGCGACATATTATACTGAAGCATCAGATGCGGATACAGAGAGTTAAGGTCGAACGATACGATCCACTTATGCATACCGACCTTTGGATCCTTCACGTAACCACCGACGAGATCCTTTCCACGATCACCAGGACCACCCTTGATCTGCGGAACACGATTGTCTCGAATAAGTCGACGATACAGAGTGGTTTCCCAGATACCAACGGTGCCGAAGGCATCGCTGAAGTTAACGCCGCCGCCATATGCGACAGTCATAACGAGAGCGAGAAGAGCCGTTTCGTCTTCGAACTGTTGAATGAGCCATGTATCCTTGAGGTTATAGTCGAGATACAGTTGCGGGTTTTGATCGTATAGAGCCGTAAGGTTACCATACTCGGAATAATCCAGCTTCTTTTCGCCAAGGATAACGTGAGCGATATGATCGAGTTTGTAGGACTCTTGAGGACCATACTTATAACCGAACTTCTTAAACGCGTCCATATAGTCAATCACGGTCATACCAGAGATTGCATATGTTGACTGTGGCTTGCCAAAGATCTCTCGAGTATTCTTACGAATGGATCCCCACGGCGACAGCTTCTTTGCAGTATCCTCGCCAAACAGACGAATGATACGAGTTACGATGTACATAATGTCAAAGTACTCAACGTTCCAACCGGTTACAACATCGGGATAGTCGTTCTGCCAGATCTGCATGAACCTACGAAGCAGAGCCTGCTCAGTGTCAAACTTCATGAACTGAATGTTTTCTGGATCGATCTTAAGAAGAGTCTTGCTCTTATCATAATCTTTACGACCGAGCAGATGATACGTATCAGACTTAGACGATTTAATCGCGATCGAGGTAATCTCTTTATCGGCTTCATCGATGTTGGCATAACCGTCTCGAATATCAACTTCGATGTCGAACGAAAAGATGTTAATCTTTTTCATATCGAACTGAATGTTGTCAGGATATTGTTCTTGAATAAACTGAGTTACGTAGTTTGTGTTGCCGTGGATCTCAAGGCCACGAACGTCTTTGTGGCGTTCAATAAACTCTTTTGCTTCAGCCATCGAGTCACAGACTCGCGGACCAAGTGGCCGATCACCAATCAGCGACTTATATGCGCCGTCCTTGGATGGAAGAAAGAGCGTTGGACGATACTGATGGCGTCGCATGAACTGCTTTCCATCTTCATATCCACGCCAGAGAATTGTATTGCCGTATCGTTCAACGTTCGTATAGAAATTCATAGTATACCTTTCAAGTATTCAACAACAAAGTGTTCTGTCGGTTGGTCAGATCTTTGTATCATTTTTCCATCATACACCATAACTTGATATTTGTCAACCAACTTAACTACAGTTATGCGAGAGTCGCTTCGAAAAAAATCCATGGCATCACCAGTTTCTTTGCGAAAATGAGAGTCATATGCGTATCCTTTCTCTCCGAGGAATGCGTTTACTTCTTTCAATCTTTACTCCTATGCTGCGATCTGGCTGAAGTTCTTTACCTTTTCAAATTTAATATGCGAGTCGAACTTTTCTCCAAACTGATCTGACCGGTGAGAGATCACAAAGATGTTATCGTTGTTGTTCAGATTGTGCAGAGTGTCAATTAGATTTTCAACACCGGCGCCATCCATCGCACCATCCAACGTTTCATCAAGTATCAGCAGGTTCGTTGAGACTGAGTTGCGAAGTTTTGCTACGGCTCGCCACGACAACATGATGGACAAAGAAATTCTCAGCTTTTCGCCTTCCGAGAACGAAGCATACGAAAAGGCGTCACGAAAGCGAGACTTAATTACCTCGTTAAAGTTTTCATCAAGATGAAAGTCAACAAAGAGTTCAAACGCAGACAGATATTTGTTGATGAGTTTGTTCATAACTGGAATGTACTGGCGAATGATACGAGTCTTAATACCGCCGTCCTTTAGCATTGCTGCAGCTACACCAAGAGTTTCTCTTTCATCAAACAGTTTTGTCTGATCCGCCTGAAGATCCTTCAGACCTTTATTATATTCTTCGAGCTTGCTTGTGTCAACTTCTTCGACTTCTTTCTCTGCGGCATCGAGGTCATCCTTAAACGATTTAAGAGCATTCATAGACATCTTAATATGAGCTCGGTGTTCGCCGATCTTTAGGTTGTGCGTTTGAATTGTATCCTCGACCTTTGAGATCTCCTCGACACGAGCTTCGATCTCAGCAATCTTTGCTTCGATCTCTGTAAGACCAGTTTCGGCTTCGTTCTTCTTTTGGTTACGGTCAGTGACGATCGTTTCCTTAAAGTCGTGATCGATTCCTTGCTTACACGTCGGGCAGTTGTCATTATCGTGATAGAAGTTTAGATCCTTGAGATAACCACGAAGAACGCCGTCCAGTTCCTGTCGAATGCTCTTTGTTCTATCGAGTTTCTTCTTCACCGCTGGTTTGTCCTCGATCGAGGCAATCAAACCACTAATGATCGTTTCGATACCTTCGATATGAATCTTTTCTTCTTCAATACGATCGATATGTTCCTGCATACGTTCACGTATCTTGCTAACTTCGCTTTCACGGATCTTACGGATTGAGTCGTTATGTTCGACTGCGGACTCGATCTTTGATTTGATTAGATCAATCTGATAGTTATTGTCTGTGATCGATTCCTTATTCAGACTTACACGATCCTTTAGAAGAAGGTTCATTGTACTGAACACCTGAATGTCTAGCAGATCCTCAATAATCTCTCTTCGCTGATAAGCCGGCAGTTCCATAAACGGAACATATGTTGCACTACCAAGGACAACGATCTGATTGAACGACTTGTAGTTTAGACCAAGGATGTTCTGCTCGAGGTATGCCTGATAGTCACGAGCTGCAGCATCCTGGTTGACGAGTTCACCGTTTCGATAGATCTCAAAGATGTTTGGTTTCATACCACGACGAATTCGATAATCGTTGCCGGATACAGTAAAGTCCACTTCAACGACGAGATCTTTTACGTTGATCGTATTAATCAACTGCGGCTTATTGATCTTACGAAACGGTTTTCCGTATAGAGCAAAGGTAATCGCATCGAGGATAGTACTCTTTCCGCTACCATTCGTTCCGCTCACCAACGTGGTTCTACTCTTATTAAGTTGTATCTCAGTGAAAACATTCCCGGTCGACAGAATGTTCTTATATCGTATCTTATTAAATTGGATATTCATTGTATACTCATTGCCTCAATGTAAAGATCGTCGATAACTTTCTTAATCTTCTTTTTATCAGTCGTGGTTTCGATTGAATCAATATAGTTATGAAGAATATCCTTCGTGTCTTGCGTTTCGTCAAGTATGTCAGAGACTCCAGCCGACTCAAGGTTCAGAGAGTCATCGACCGACTTGACATCGGCTGCGCCAGACTCAGACAGCTTGTTGAGAAACATATCGTACAGGTATGAATTGGTTCGATACTTGACGATCACCTTCACGTATGTATTCTTAAGAACGTCTGTATTGATATTCGCAACATCATCGATAGTCATATCACGATCATCATAGTCTATCTTATGAAAGATGCGGTTTGGATTTTCAACAAGCGTGATGTCTCGAGTGTTTGCGTCGAACACATGAAAACCACGACGGCCTGCATAATCCGACCAAGTCATTTCATACTGTGCGCCAAGGTACTTGATGTTACCATATTCAGACGGATGATGAAAGTGACCGGAGTAGACAGCTTGAAACCGCGTAAACACATCCTTTTTCAGACCATGATCGCACACCGATCCCTTTAACATCTCGAAACCTTCGATTGCGAAATGGCCGAGTAGTACTTGAGCATTCGTCTTTTCGATAGCTTCGAGACAGATGTCCTCATTATCCTTCGTGATCCATGGAACCATCATAAACTGAGTTGAGCCAAATGTCAACTCCTTTGGTTCTTTCTCGTATATATGAAATTTATCGTACTCTCGAAGCAGCAGATCCATCGAGTTGACTTCATTTGTATTCGTAAAGTATACACTGTGGTTTCCAACGATCGCATGATACTCGATACCTCGAGCCCAAAGCTGATTAAAGAAGAACTCCTTGACTCTCTTGAGAGTAACATAATTGATGTACTTTCTACGATCAAACGTGTCACCAAGGTCAAACACGATACGAATGCCATGTTCGTCAAGATATGGAAAGAATACTTCACGAAAGAATTTCTCTTGATGGTCTAAAAATACTTGACTATCACCTCTCACACCAAAGTGTGTATCATTAATAATTGCAATCTTCATTTACGATTTCTTCCCATTCACTTGTCAACGCCGTTAGCTTTTTCTTTACTCTTTGTCAACTTATTTTCAAAATCTTCAATGAAAGAATTCATATAGTCAGCACTGGTATTGAGATGCAGCTTTACTTCATCAGACTCATATGTTTCACCGTTCATCATCATGTTATGGGACGATTTAAAACGAATGTACATCTGCTTCTTTTCTTTTTGAATTCTTCGAAGAAACGCATACCAGATCACCTGAGTAAAGTATGCGAATGGATTTGAAGACTTCATATGATCGAAATTGTTGATATACAGCAGACAGTTCTCAATACCGTCCATGATCATATCTTCTTTATATGAATACCCTGAAAAGTTTGGTTTGGTCGCCAATCTCGTTGCAATCTGATATATGCACTCACCGATGTAGTTTGGAACCTTCGGTATCTCGTCGCCTTGATCTTCAGCCTCTTTGCACTTGTTCTTGTAGTTGATAAGAGCTTCGAGTAAGTCTTTGTTGTTAACGTAGTTTCTTTTAATTCTTTTTTGTGTCATAAGGAGCCCTTCTTATACTAACGTATTGTTATAATATAAACCAAAATAGAAAAATGTCAACTACTTAGTGACCGATAACTTATTTCGTTATAGATGCATTTTTTGGTTGACATTTCCTGTAGAGCTTGTATAATCAGAATTAATATTCTGGCAGTTGTGGAATCTACTCCAATGGAATCGTGTAGATCTTAAACTCAAACTGTTCCGATGAGTAGATCTCGATACGACGTCTGAAGTGGTTCAGAGTATAGTTCGTAAACTCTCCGATAGAGAGATCGTCTGCGATGTCGTAGAGAGTTGCTTTGTCGGATCCGTTTCCTTTTCGCAAGGATCTTCCGATAGACTGAAGTACTTTGATCTCTGACTTTGATCCAGATGCAAAGATAACATTGTCCAAACGTTTAATGTTGACACCTGTTGAAAACACTCCGTAGGAGGCAAGGATGTCATGCTTTTTTTCTGGATCATTCTCGACCAAGTGACGTATAGCTTCACGGTCTTCCCCATCGACTCCACCATATATAAAATGGAGTTCACGATCGCCTCTGCGAAGCAGAGGCTCGAGGACCTTACCATGTTTTTCGACCAAGTCAAATAGAATAAGATTGTTCTGACCCTTGAGAGACCAGACAAGGTTTCGAATGAAAAGATTTCTTTTTTCGTTGGTTATCAGATATTCTCTTTCAGCAGGCCACTTTTTCTGTTTCACCTTTATGGTGTTGAGTGCCTTACGAAACTCTTTCTTCTTATCCTCTGGGTACTGAAGAACGAGAGCGTTTACCTTAAACTCTGCGACGGTTCCATCGTCTATCAGATCCTTCGTTTTCACGTATCGCTTTATGCTACCGAAGCAGCCTTCGAGAACAAGGTGGTGAGCTTTACTCTCTGAAGAGATCGTGCCTGTGAACCCGTGACGATATGGAGCATTCGTTAGCTTTTCCATGATCGTTGTGAGAGATTTTGCTTGGAACAAATGAGCTTCGTCTCCAAGTACTACACGGAACTGATCAAACCATTCCTTCGGCTGCTTGATGAGCGACTGCCAAGTACTGATTACGATTGGCGCTACTGTTTCCTTATCAACACCGCCCTGTATCTTGTACACTAACTTAGGATCGCATCCATAGTCAACAAAGTCTCCAGCCATCTGATGAACGAGAGAAATCGTTGGAACGATAATCAGAGTCCTGTGACCAAAGCACTGATAGTAGTGTTGCTGTATTAAATATATGATGAGTGACTTACCAGAAGAAGTCGGCGATAACGAAAGCGATCTACGAGATCTGAGAGCATTCACTATGTAGTCGTTCTGATAGTCACGAGGAGAAAACTTTGAGTTGATCTCCTTGGCGATTTCGTAACCATAATCATCCGGAATATCTTCCGGCTTGATCATATCATCTGGAGCATCCAGAGTATAGTTACGATCATCGCAAAATTTTTTGAGGTAGTTGAGTAGTCCCGTGTATAGAACCGGTCTGAGTGGCTGATATAATCTGACGTAGCCGTCCCAGACTCTTGCTTTGAACGCCGGTGAGAATTGATAGCCTTCTGGGCGAAATGAAAAGTAGTTCATTATCTCCTGACGTATAGCAGGATCTGCGAGCACTTTCATATGCACATCATTAAGACTCTCTACTCTAACTACGTCACCCATTATCCACCGCCAGCTTGAAACTTTGACCAATCTATCATATTCTTAATGATATAATTTCTATTATTTATCTGTCTCACGATGTTTTCTAGATACTTGGCGTTTTCCTCGTAGAACGAGATCTT